AGATACTAGGTTAGCAGTAGTGCCAGATGTTAGTCCTGTAATTCTTAATTCTGTGTTGCTGCCTGACGATACAAACTGTCCATAAACGTTAGACAAGTTAATAGATCCTGCTGCTCTTGTAGATACTATTCCATAAGCGCCACCGGGATCTGCTTTATTATCTAATATGTTAACTTGGCCAGTTGCAGAAGACTCTGTTCCAACTAAAACAGAAGCAAAATCTCCATTCGAGTATTTGTCATAGGCGTCAATTGCTGCAACATTTGCGTTGTGTAGTGTTAGCACGCTTCCATCGACATTAACAATAACACCAGTTGTTATTACATTAGATGTTCCTGCTGGATCGTTGTTTGCGTGGAATAACGATCCTGTTGAATTTGCCCCATAGAGTGTAAATTCTTCTATTTGGAATGTTCCGTTAGTATTTGCTATAGTAACATTAGCTTTTGATATTGTTTCATTAGAACTTCCTTGTACTACTGTTTCGCCGTCTGTAAACGATGTTCCTGTACCAGAGGCATTTGCAGATGTTAGAGTGTCACTAATTGATAACACTACATTTGCAAATAAAGGATCTTTTAATATGCTGACTTGTCTAAAATCATTGACAGCAGGAATCTGTCCGCCTTGGCTATTAGCAAAGTCTACGGAAATACCTACTGTGTCTGCTTTTAATTCTGAAACTGGATCAGATCCATGTCCCCCTTTTGGAGATATAATTGGAACAACGTTTGCATTGTTTGCTTGCAATGTAATACCATTTGAACTGATACCTGTGTTACCTAATACTAGAGCAGTTGCAAATGAATAGCCATAACCTCTATCGGTCATTTCAATTGTGTCGATAGCAAAGGTAGAAGCATTAACGATTGCTCTACCAGATGCTCCTTGGCCGTCTCCAGCAATAACAACTCTTGGTGTAATTTCAAACAAAGAAGTCGTGTCAATAGTTGTTGCAAAAGCACTAGGAATTACAATTCTTCTTGCTGAACCAGTTACAACATATTCACTAATAGTCTTTGCTTGTCCAGCACCTGCTCCAGCTGTAATATAAAACGTACTTCCTTTATAAAAATCTGTATTAGCAGAAAGCGTACTCGTTGTTTTTGTTATTGAACTTATTGTTGCAAATGCGTTTGATGTAACGCCTCTAGCATATACGTTGCTTGTTTGGCCAAAGAAATCGCCTTTAATATCTGTGACTCTAAGGAAAGTACTGTTAGCTTCAATAGCAACAGCGTTAGCTACGTTGTTCGTTGTGTCAGGATCTCCATTAGCATGTTTACCAACAAGATCAATTTTTTCAATTTGGAACGTTCCGTTAGATGTAGTAATATTAAGGTTGGCACCAGCAAGAGATTCTAACTCTATTATTTGATCGTTAGCTGCAACTGCTGCCACTTTAACTACGCCGTTAGCAACAGAGAAGTATCTGCTTCCACCTGATTTAACGTCTACAACATCAATGGATCCAGAAATTGCATTTGCTTCGACATTAGCATCTGCCACTACAGGAACCTTGTCTGATGTTGAGAATTTATTGTAAATTGATTCTGGTATGGTGAACATATACTTCCACTGATAGCTGTCACCGGTAGTAACATATATGTCATCATCAGCTGATGTTTCTATTTTTACAGGTTTGTCTGTAGAAGGAGCTCCCTTATTATTAAATAAGCATTTGAATACGCTGTAGTCGCCACCTTCTTCTTGAACTACAACAAAAAACTTTTCGCCTGACAAATCTACAGTGTGATCGTATTGCGTATAAACTGTTCCCGATGTCCATGGATAGTTGTCGATCATGTGCCTTATATCAGAAGTTTTAACTTGCTTGCCATATATCATATCACGATACAGCTGATAGAACGATGATTCTAGTGATTGAGATGGAACAGGAGGCGTAGCATCATCAGGAAATGCTGTGTGTTTACCAATCGTTACATAATAGATAGAATTAGCTGTCTCGCTGAGGGACTCAACAAACTGCTTTGCGTTATGCGTTTTAAAATCTGATGTTACTATTTTACTCATTTATTAAATTGCCTCTATAGAGCTGTTTGCTATCGTAACCTCATTGTTAACAGTGCTCTGCTTGATAACTCTTCCAAATAATCTTGTGCCTGCTACGTGAGCTGACTTCAGTACTATATCTCTATATTTATCCAACGATAAACCAGACTCAATCAAATAAGAATAAGACTGATAGAAATTATTGTCGTGAATGTATTTATTATTCAAGAATGATGTCTTGTCTGCCCAAAATCCTTGTCCTAGGCCTGTAGTAGTTACATTAGCGGTTCCGCTAACTACAATATTTTGTGCAGTGTTTGTTGATACTAGGGTTACTGTTGAGTCATGTTGATATCCATATCCGCTATCAATAACTTCAACGGATGTAACAATACCATTTGCTGCTTGAGCAGTGGCATTGATATCAGCATTGTCACCAATAGGCCTTGTATCTTCATCTGCTTGAATACCAATAACGGTTCCGGTAGCACCAGACAATGATCCAGTGACTGGTCCTGAGTCATTGAATCCAACAGCAAACGAAAGACGTCTTAATCTGACTTGTTGTGGATCGTCACCTTGAGCATACACCTGTCCTTTAGATACGGCACTTTGTACAACTTGACCCACTGCTGTAATTTGAGCGCTGACACTTGCAACGTTTATTTCTGTGTTAGGCGATGCTGAGAATACTAGATTGCTAGCTGATGACACAAATGGAATTAAGTTTGCTGCATCATATGTAAACACGTTTGCTGCTGCATTGAATATTTTAATTCTAGGATTAACAATACTTATAGTGTTGGTGTCTGATTGGAATATATCACCGATAGCATTAGCTGTTGAGTTAATTACCTGTTGTACAGATGACCCTATTGTAAAATCGTCTATAGTTGCTGCATACGGATCGCCGTTTGAATATGATCCAGTGATAGTAGAAATAGTTAATGTTTGTCCTGGATTAGTAACTGTCTGATTGACGTTTTCACCAACTATAAATGTTCCAGTCTTATCTTCTAAATATAAAATAACATCTCTTTTATCAAATTTAGCAATACCACCAGAGTAAACAGAAAGGAATGGATCAAAGTTGTAATTGTTTCCAGGGTTGATTTCTGTCAGTGAAGATATTGTTCCAATGTTACCACTATATCTTGTTAGTACTGTATCAAGAATAGACGTGTAATCGCCATCGCTATCTTTAGGGAATCCATAACCGAAGTCAAAATTAGTATCAAATGTTAGTCCTGTTCCTACAGAAAGGTTGTCTGTGTTTGCAGGACTTGATGTAAAAAATCCATCTCCAGGATTAGTTACCGTAATAGATGTCACGGTATTTGTATGCGTTGCGTTTGTTGTGACTGTAGTAATAGTTGCTACAGCATTTATGTTAGGTGGACCACCGCCAGGACCTCCTCTGTCAAACACAATTGTTTGACCTGGCTCATAATTGTTTCCGCCATCAGTAATGTCAATGCTATCAAGGAACCCAATTCCTGAGTTTCCTCCATCAATAACACAATCAAGATAGGCAACGTTTGCTGAGTTGTTATCTCCAATGAAATCTGTATAGATTGTAATAGCATCTTCGTTTTCTAAAGACCCTATTTTAAATGTTGCTCCAGAACCTGTGCCTACAGTTACAATATTTGCAAAAGTATTTGAATCTCTGCCGACAATATGTGCAGACGTATTTGCTACAAAAGTTGCAACTGAATTATTAGCAGGGTATCTCGTGTTTCTAAAACCAACGTTAGTAGCATTGGATCCAATTACTTCAGCTGTTACAGTAGCATTTGCATACGTGTCTACTACAGCCTGTGTTCCATTAATATTATTAAAGAATACGTCCGATACGCCAGTAACTGCAACGCCTCCAGCATCAATAGTTGCAATGGCATTTGTTCGCTGACCTTTAACTTTTTTGTTTTGTGTAAACTCACCGACGATGTCAGCTACATTTAATACGGTACTATTTGCTGAAGAGACTTCTGCATTAGCTCCTTGAGTAGTTACATTGATGCCTGTTACATTGGCTGTTGTAGAGTTAGCCGATACTATGTAAACGTTATCGTTAGCTACCCAAGTGCCAAATGAACCATTAACTGTAATGTGAGTAGCGTTAACAGACTCAACAACACCATTAGCATTAGACTCGTCGCCTTGAATAATGTCTCCAGCAGTAAACGCGCCTGTGTTAGAAGCATATTCTAATTCTACTTGATCTTCTTCATCAATTCTTTCTCTTACTTGAAAAGTATGAGTGCTATCGGCAAGGGTTATTGTTAGTTCATTTTGATTACCAAATGATCCAGTTATAGGAGCAATTAATACTGCACTCTCTCCTGTATCAGTTACGTTTAAGTTGACCACGTATCCATTAGCAATAACAGTATTGCCAGAGTCTCTACCCGTAATCCATGGAGAGGTTGTTTCATTTTCTGTATTAGCAATAAAGCTCTGAATGTTTGAGTTGAAAGCCACGCCACTTAAAATGGTAATTTCTTCGAGTGTTTGATCTACTGTTTCAAATCTTATAAATTGGGCATTGTCTATTCTTTTACCAACATAATCATATGCTGATTCTACTGTATTGCTGTATGTCTGAGCTTCATTGACAACGTTAGCTACAACAACATTCTGATCATTAATATCAATAGCAGTAAATCCTGTATTAGTACTAAAACCAAATCCGCCGTTAGCCAAATTAAAGCTAACGAGGCCTGTTGCATCAGCAATAGACGTTACCCTAGCAAGACCTTGTTTTCCTTGAGCTCCTGTGATATTAAAGATGTCACCAACTGCATTGTTACTACCACCTAATGTAATATTAATGTCTGAGAGAGATCCTGTAACAATCGGCATATTGTCTTGGATGCCATCTGATGATTTTGAGAGTACTTCTCCTCTTAAAAAGTTTCCTCTTAGGTTAGATAATCTTAATACGTTTGTTCGTACGTTGTTTAATAGCTTTGTTGATATACTTTCAACGAATGCTTTAGCGCCACTAGTGGCACCTGTTATTTCAATTCCTTCTAGTGACTTTAATATTGCTACGTCTGGTGCGTAACACTCAATGTATCTTGGTCTTCTATAACTTGCATCAGATGGTCTAATCACGTCCTCAGAAGGATAGAACACTGTAGCACTATCATTAAAAACTATTCTAAAAAGTAATTGAATTGCTCGTTGTGATCCTTTTGACTTATAGAAGTCAAAGATATTTTTTATGGTTAATCTATCATCAGATTTGATAAGACCTGGCAGGTCTTTTAAGTATGTTTTTTTAAACTCATCAAGAAACTGAGACGTTGTTTTATCTATATCTCTATATTCAATTTGGTTTCTAGCAACGTCTACTGTATTACCAGATTGTTCCATCCATTCATAATATGCCTCAAGAAACACACGAAACGTTTCCCCTTCTTCAGCATAGAAGGCAGGAAACTGATCTTTTACAAATAAAGAAATCTGATCATCGATTTCTCTCATTACAACCTCTCTTGAACGATCGTAATACTTGGAGTCTTATTATAACTTAAAATGATATTCTTATCAGACTTAATTGTTCTACGTTTAGGTGTAGCACTAATCTTAATTGAGTCGCCAGAAAAAGCACTTACTAAAAACGAGTTTAACGTAACTGCCCCTGTCTCATAATTTACAGAACCCGCTTCTGGTGAAACAATTTGAAGAGTAGCATTTTGTTGTTGGATAACTTGTATTTTTCCTAAACCATCGTCTCTAAGTATGCATCCATTCAATCCACCAAACGTAAACGTGGTAGATGTTATAGGAGAGCTTCCGTCAACAAATCGGTTGTTGAGGGGAATCTCTCTAAGAATCTCATTATTAAATTGTAATACAAACGTCTCCGCAACACCAAGTATTGGAATAATTTTCTTTTCTAATATTACGTCTGTGTCATTATTAAGAATAGAAGGATCGGCCGCATCTATTGCTGCTGATACTTTGGATACTCTTAATGTAGCTGCAAAATCATTTATCTCTGCATCTGCGTGTGCCTGAATTGCATTTTGCACTACTGACTTAATTTCATTATCACTCTTAACGGTGACATTAGGATTATACCTTACTGAGGTAATAATGTCAACGAATAAAAACTCTGGATCAATAACTCTAGGTTCAATAGATAAAGGTGCTCTTAATTTTAAGAAGTTTTCTATATCTCTTTTTCTTGATAAAGGGATGCCCTCTGCGTTCTTGAGATCAACTGATACCAACACTTTACCAAACTGAGGCGGAATAGCTTCTTCCCCGCCGTATACATTTAAAGCCTCAATATCATTAAAATTCTGTAACAAAAGTGTTTTGTAATCATTGACTGTTACAGTTCTGTCTTGTAATGATAAGGACCTAGAAGCATTCTTTTTAATTGAGTCGAGAGTCTCTGCAACACTGCCACCTTGAGCAGAGGATCTAGTAAATATTACTACATTGCTGTACCCTTGTATATTACCAGATAATGCAAAATTGTTTGCGCTGTTTGGTCCATCAGCATCAGATCTTCTATAAATTGCTTCAATAATATTTCCGTTTTCTACTGGTCTTCCTAGAATACCGTCACCAAACTGTACTTCATACTTGCCATTTTCAGCCGGTACTACAAAGTATGTGTTAGTAGTTCCATCAATTCCAATAGTATTAAGGTTTCTCGTCCACTGTGAATTAGATGTGTCAGATGCTGACGCAACGACTTTAACAGTTAAACTATTGACATCTACGTCTGGATTACTTAACACAAATCTTTGATCGGTGTTAGAAGTGGATACTGTAAACAATTCAGTAATAATATTTCCTTCAAATATTTCTACATTGCTTGCAATGTAGTTTCCATTTGCATCAGCTGATATTGTTATAGACTCGTCTGTTGTAAAAATATAAGAGTTTGATTCTACAGATGTGGTGAATTCTGTGTGTTTAGGTATGGTAATTTGTGCTGGTGTGTCATTTGGATAAATTGAAATATCTACAACAGCTTTTGCACTTGCGTATGACGAAGGCAAGTAGTTTAATGTTTTTGCGTGAGAGACAATGCTATCCCTTAATACAGCACTATTAAGAAACGATTCATTTGCTACCATGTTAAGGTAGAAGTTCTGCATGAACGTGTTATAGGAAAGAACGTCCAGCAATACGTTTAAATTGGATCCTGTAAAATCATAATCCTTTAGTGCAGATTGCGTCTGCAAGAAAGTTTGAAGATCTGATTTAATATCTTCAAAATTAATATTAGCTACTGAAAGTGATGTATTTGCCATTATCCTATTCTCTCTATTTGTAAATCTAGCAACGCGGGCTCATCATTATTTATTACCATAAATTTCAACGACACTAGCAGTAGGTTGTTATCATCGTCTGCACTGACATCAATGTCAATTATAGACGCCCTTGGTTCATGATTGTCTATTGTCTCCGTTATGTATTGCTTGATTAACCTAACAGTGGTTGGTGTAAAGTTTTCAAACAACAGCGATCTTATTTTAGAACCAACACTAGGCTGCATTAATCTTTCGCCTCGGTTAGTTAATATTAAATTTCTTACTGACTGCTTCACAGCCGCTACGTCAGTTTTTAGCGACAAGTCTCTCTTCACTGGGTGAACAGCAAGGCTGGTGTTGAAGTCAGAAAAAGTACTCATAAGTTTATTTATTAATCCTTTTAAACTATCTCTATGAATTGTAAAGCTCTAATTTGTGATTCGTAAGAAGGAAATCCTTTAGTAAACTCTTTGACCTCTGCATCAGGAATTTTGGGAGGCGTTGGAGCTGTATCCATACTTGAAAGCACTTTATTATCCCAATACTTCTTCCTTGATTCAGCTGTTATATCAAGGTCTACAGTAATCCTAGTATACAACACAGCGTTCTTTTCAGCAACTAATTGAGCGTCTACTGGTTGTTGCGCATCCTTAGCTGCTTGAATTTGTTCTTTGAGAGCAAACAATTCTTTTCTTAAAGGAGTGAGCTCATTTCGTTGACGTAAATTTTTATCTTTTACAATCTGGTTAAACGTTAGTTTTTGTTCTTTGGTTTGTCCCTTTTCTCTTGTCTTTACAGTAGCAGATGAGTTTAATGGAGCATTGTGTTTTGGTGGAGCTGGTTCTGCTCCTGTTTTCTTTTCAGGCAATGCAGCTGCTACTGCTGCGTCTACAGTTGGCAATGTAGAAGGAACACCTTTTTTAATTATGTTTCCTAAAGCATCTTTTTCAATATTAGGCACCTTCTGACATATATCGTTTAATGCACCCTCAATAGACTGACCGCCACTAAATGGTAATTCAAAACCGCCGACTGCTCCTAGTATACTTTCTGGAGATGACAAATCTGTATTAAGTAAATCAGTAACTTTGCCAGCAAGGTTATTCATTTTATCTGCATCAATTCCTGCTGATGCTAGAATTCCATTTACATCTAATCCTGGAAAATTGTCTTGAATGCTATTAAAAGACTCTAAAAACTTTTTTGGATCATCTGCTGCCGCCATCATTTCATTCATTGTATCTTGTAGGTTAGCTTGAGGAACAGGCAGCTCAGGTGCAATCTCGTCTAACTTGCTTTGCATTGCATCAGTTATAGTTCCTTTGATTTTATCTTTAAGACCTGTCACAGCACTGGCAATGCCTTCATTGGCGTCTGCTATTAGTCCATTGATTTCTCCTTTAACGGAATCTATCTGATCATTTAGAGCTGTTGCTGCTTCTGGTATTCCACATGCCATATATTACTCCTATGTGTTAGGATCGGGCGAGTCAGAAGTATTTTTACTTCCCGCATTAGATCCATCTCCAGTATCCATCGATGTTGTTTGATGTGTATGAGTATGCAATGTAACAGTAGTGTCAGTAATGTTACCAGATACTACGTCTATTGAACCATTATTATAATCAATAGTACCAGTAGAAGCATCAATGTCCTGAGTATTTGCTGTAATTGTTTGAGTTTTAACTACATTAATCAATTGGTTGTTTTCTGTTTCGATCTTCATATCATTAATACTCTTGATCGTCATTTTCTCAGCCGCTGCAATAGCAACGTTATTACCAGCACCAATATCAATGTTCTCTGCAACTAACCACGTTACATTATTTGCACAAGTTCTTTTTGATGAGTCTAAGTTAGTTACTGTCTCTTCTTTATTGATAGTTTCATCATGCTTGCCGCCTATAGATTCTGTAAAGTTGCCGACAGTAATCTCATCTTTATTTTTTGAAACTCTTTCTCTCTTGTTTCCATTTATTTGTGTCGACTTGTCTGATATAATTTCTTTGGCTTCATTACCTTGAACTTTCTTAACATAATCTCCAACAACAGTTAAGAAATAATTGCCTCCTATTTCTTCTACCTTGTCGCCTTTGATTAGTAATCTTGCGTCACCGTCAATCGTAACGTTTACATTACCTCTAATATAAACATCTTTGTCTTTGAGAGTTATCTCATAGTCGGTTCCATTAATTTTAGTTACTCTATTGCCGTCTGGCTGTATTTCTTGGAAGGTTCCAGACGAATGTAGCATATGTATTCTTTCGCCATCTGGTGTATCATCTACTTCAAATAAATGTCCGCCTTCAGTGTACCAAGTGTGATTTAATGGATATGCTGATTGGATATGGTCCTCAGGATAATCATCGTCCTGTCCACCAAATCTTGGATGTGGTTCTTTCCAAGCAGTTGGTTCGTAATACTTGTCATCTTTGTTTGCAAGAACAGATTCTATTTTAGATCCCTTTGCACTTTCTACTACACCAAACTCATCTTTATTCTTTCTTTTTTCAATTAGCAAATCATGCGATTCAGCATCTTCGCCTCTTGCATGTCTATCAACAGAGCTCTCGTATAAAGATGATAAGCCTGGATCATCTTTTGGATAAACTCCATTTGGATCATGAAATCCTTTTCCAGGATTTGGCTCCTCGCTAGGATTACCTGCTAGCGATCCCATAACTAAAGGC